GTAGGAAAAATGAAAGTAAATGAGGCTTTATGTCCTAAAGACTTAGAAAGAACTTATTTGCAAAAGGCATTGCCAGCTGGCAGCCGATATGATTCAGTAGTATTTGCTGAGGAGTATTCAACTAGAAAAACTGAAAAGATTGCTGCTCAGTTAGAAACTGGTTTATGGCAGGGTGATACAGCATCTGCAAATGGCAACTTAAACAAATTTGATGGTTTAATTAAATTAGTTACAGCTGCTGGTGGATCTGTAGTAGATGCAAACACTACTACATACATTGCTACACAGGCTACTGCAATCACTGCTACAAATGTGATCGCTGTGTTTGATGCAGTGTACAAAGCAATCCCTGCTGCAGTAGTAGCAAAGGATGATACTGCAATTTTCTGTGGTATGGATGTTTTCAGAACTTACACAATTGCATTAAAGAATGCAAACATGTTCAGCTATTCATATGATGGCAAAGCTGATTCTGAGTTCGTATTGCCAGGTACATCTATCAAAGTGATAGCAGTACAAGGTTTAAACGGTCAAAATAAGATCTATTCAATGAGAGTTTCAAACATCTTTATTGGTACAGACTTATTGAACGAAGAAGAAAGATTTGAAATTTTCTATGCAAAAGAAGCTGATCAAGTTCGTTTTGTATCTGAGTTCAAAATGGGTGTAAACTTTGCTTTCCCTGAGGAAATCGTAAAGTTCACAGTATAAATATTCAGGGCAGTAATTAGGTTTACTGCCCTATTTTAAAAATAAATTAAATTCTAAAAATATGCCATGTGCTTTAACACAAGGATATACACTAGATTGTAAAGATAGCATAGGCGGTATAAAAGCCGTTTGGTTTATTGCTTCTGGCAATGTTTCAGCTGTGACTGAGGTGTCAGGTGTAGTGACTGCTATCACAAAAGTAGCTAGTAAAATATTCTACAAATATCAATTGGTAAAAAATAGCAGTTCATTGACTGAGAATGTGAACGCAAATGTGCAGAACGGCACTGTGTTTTATGCTCAGGAATTGGCTATTGTTTTAAACAAAATGCAGGCAAACACTAGAAATGAAATTCTATTGTTGGCACAAAATAATTTGTTAGCTGTAGTACAAGATGCAAATGACAAATACTGGTTGCTAGGAAAAGAGAACGGTCTAGACCTTTCTGCTGGATCTAGTGCAACTGGTACTGCTCAGGCAGACAGAAACGGCTATGCATTGACATTCAGTGGTGGTGAAAAAGCATTAGCACCTGAGGTGACTAGTGGAATTATTGCTGCATTGACAACAGCTTAGGCTTTCGTGGTTTTCAAATAGTAGGTAGTCGGCCAGTCTCTCAAAAAGGGGCTGGCTTTTTTATTGTGGTAAAAGATAAGAAAAAAGCTATTTATAAACAATGATATATCTAAGAAAAGGACATACAGATCAGGTGATAGTAACGCTGAAAGAAAAGCAAACACTATCAGTGCCAAACTATCTATTCTATTTTAAACAAAGATCTAGCAATGATGTAGTAGCATTTGTGATATTGAATGCAGCTGATCTGTCTCAATACAAAGACAGATACAATAAATTCAGCATAAATGGGGTGACACATTTTTCTAGTGAATTAGCAGGTGAATGGGAATACATGATCTATGAGCAAAGCAGCCCTACAAATGTGAATCCTGCCATGGCTACTAGTTTACTAGAAACAGGCATCATGAGATTGTCAGATACAGACAGTTTCAGTTTCACTGAATATTCAACGAACAATACATACATAGTAAGATAATGACAAACGATCTAATCATATTAAATTTTGCTGAGGCTAGACAGCCTGAGTACAGAGAAAAAAAGGGCAGCGGATATATAGAGTTCGGAGAGAGAAATGACTATCCTGGCTACCTTTTAAGTCTATACAATAAGAGTGCAAAGCACAATGCTATTGTAAGAGGGAAAGTGAACTATATCATAGGCAATGGGTGGGCTACAAAAGAGGCTGATCCAGCTGCTCAGGAATTTATCAATAAGGTGAACAGCTTTGATGAATCATTAAATGATTTGACTAGAAAAGTAGACATTGACATTGAGGTTTTTGGTGGGGCATACTTAGAGGTGATCTGGTCAGAGTTTGGTGGACAGCTTACTGAGATAGGCCATATTGACTACACAAAGATCAGATCAAACAAAGACAATACATCTTTCTGGTACAAGCAGGACTGGTCTGATAGAAAGGAAAAAGAGATTGTGCTGCCTGCATTCAATACACAGAACAGACAAGGAAAGCAGATTTTGTACATTAAGGAATACAGGCCAGGGCTAGAAACCTATGCACTACCTGGGTACATGGGTGCATTGAATTTTATTGAATCAGACATTGAGGTATCTAGACATGTACTAGGAAATGCACAGACAGGGTTTTCTGCTAGCAAACTGATCACATTGCCAAATGGTGAGCCTACACCTGATGAGAAAAGAAACATTGAAAAGAGATTTGAAAATAGATTCACAGGATCTGATGGCAAAAAGTTCATCCTATCCTTTGTGCAGAATGCAGACAGAAAGCCTATTGTTGAGGATCTAGGGGCATCTGATTTGACAAAAGAGGATTTCAGCAGAGTAGATACAATGATCCAGCAGAACATCTTTGCAGGGCATCAGATCACTACACCTGCATTGTTTGGTATTGCAGAGCCTGGTAAATTAGGCAGCAGATCAGAGATGAGAGATGGCTATGAGATTTTTAAAAATACCTATGTAAACGATAAGCAGCAATTTTTAGAAAGCATTTTTAATATGTTAGCTAGATTGAAAGGTGTGACACAGGAACTGTACATTCAGCCTGTAGAGCCTATCAGTTTTGAGTTCAGTGAGAATATCATTGCTCAGGTAGCACCAAAAGAATGGATCTTAGAAAAGATGGGTATTGATGCATCTAAGTATTTGCCAGTACCTGATGGGGCAGTAGCACCACAGGATCAGTCAGTGAATGAGCATTTGAAAGGCATGAAAGGCAGAGAGTGGCAGAACATGCAAAGAATCATCAGAGAATATGTGAAAGGAAAAATCACCAGGGATCAGGCTACAGCTATGCTGAAAGGCGGCTATGCTTTGACTGATGATGAGGTGAACACATGGCTAGGTGAGGATGAGCAGACACATGCATTGAAATTTAGTGAGGATGATGTCATAGGTATCTTTGCACAGTTTGGTGAAGATGCAGACAATTACAGCACATTAAAAAAAAAGAATGTGAAATTCCATTCAGTAGAGGCAATGGATGACAATGAGATAATGTCAATGCAATTTGCTGATATGGTATTGAGTGATCTAGAAAAGAATGTGATTGATTTGGTGACTAAGGATAAAAGGATCACACCTGAGGTTTTGGCTGAGGTTACAAATACTGAACTAGCTATCATCATCAAAGTGATGGAAAGACTTGACAAGGCTGGGATCTTAAAACAAAAGGTAGTAGGTGGCATCACTGAAAGACAGCCAGTGAAACCATTGAGTAGATTGACACCAGGTGAGCCTGCACAGACTACAAATTTCAAAGTAGTTTACAAATATGACTGGGATTTTGAGAAACTAGCAAGGGTAGGTGCAGTGGCAGATTCCACTACATCTAGATCATTCTGCAAAAGATTGATGGCATTGAATAAGGTGTACAGCAGATCAGACATTCAGCAGATCACTGCTAGACTAGGGTACAGTGTTTTTGATCGTAGAGGTGGATGGTGGACAATGCCTACAGGTCAGCACAGCCCTGCATGCAGACATACATGGGTGAGCAATATAGTAATTAAAAAATAATAACAATGAGCAGAAATATACTTTTTATTTCAGTAGACACAATAAAGGAAAGAACAGGATTGCATGCAAATGTAGATGAAAAACTAGTATTGCCTGAAATCTTGACTGCACAGGACATGTACATTTTGCCAGCATTAGGCACAGGATTGTATGACAGATTGCAGGATGGTGTGGCAGCAAATAATCTGACAGCAAATGAAGCTGATCTGATTGACAGATACATCACAAACTGCCTAGTGTACTATGTGATGAGTGAGTTGCCAATGGGGCTGTCTTATCAGTTTTACAATAAAGGTGTGGTGAGAAAGAGCAGTGAAAATACTGATCTGCCATCTGCACAGGACATGATTGATGTAGCAGACAGATACAGATCTAGGGCTGAATTTTACAAACAAAGACTGGTAAAATATTTAAAGCAGGCATCTACTAGTGTACTATTTCCGCTGTATAACAATCCAGGGAACGGTGTAGACACGATCCTGCCAGACAATCAATCATACACTACTAGCATTTGGCTGGGTGATGATTGCTGTGGAAAGAATATGACATTTGAGGAAAAATATCAGGGTAACATAAACAGATGCTGTGATGGCGAATAAAACATATAGTAGAAAAAACCAGGATAAATTGAAAGTTTATCTAGACAAACAAACAAAAAATGGCAGCAAAAACATTGACATTAAACCAAATAGTAAGTCAAGTAAAAGCAATAGCAGAGGCACACCAACAAATTAACACTGTTTATTTTGGTGATTTTGATGAGTTTCTAGGTGAGAGTGCTGACAATATCTATCCTGCCATGTACTTTGATGTAGTGCCTAGCAATATATCTACTAGGACATTGACATTGAATTTCAGTTTGTATTTTTTTGATAGAATGCTAGCAGAGAAAGTAAATGAGACAGAGGCATTGAGTGATATGCTATCAGTAGCACAGGACATCCTGGCACAGCTGATGTACAATGAATTTGAATTTGAAATGAATACTACTGTGAATTTGACACCTATCACTGAGGACACACCAGACAATCTAGTGGCATGGAAAGCTGACATCAGCTTAAATTTACCATTTACATCTGACAGATGTCAAGTACCTACATCATACCAATATCCTAGTTAAACCTATTTATAAGCATGGCAAATAAGAAAATAAATGAATTAGACAGTAGGGCTACCCTGACACTTTCAGACTTGATGGCGGTGGGTGATCCTAGCACTGGCTATCTATATAAAACTACCATCAGTGATTTAAAAACATTGACAGGTGCAGGGGTAGTTTCATTCAATGGCAGAATTGGATCTGTAGTACCTGCTGAGGGTGACTACACATTGACACAGCTGAGTGATGTGATCATCACTAGTGCAAGCAATAATCAGGTGCTAAGATACAACGGATCAAACTGGGTAAATGCTACTATTGATTTGAGTGGGTATGTGCCATACACAGGTGCAACTGGGAATGTAAATTTAGGATCAAATACTTTGCTTGCTGCACAAATAAAAGCAACAAGCAGTGCAGGTTTAAGTATCAATGCAAATAGTGGCACACAAATAGCTGACTTAGGTGCAGGTGGAGGTGCAAACATGACTTTGTTTGGTGGATTGACTGGCACTAGTGCAAGTTTTTCAAGTTCAGTGACAGGAAATACTATTGTAAAAACAGGCGGCACATCTAGTCAATTTTTGAAAGCAGATGGATCTGTAGATTCTAGCACATATTTGACTACATCAAGTGCAGCATCTACCTATGTACCATTGACTAGAACATTGACAATAAACGGCACTGCATACGATTTGACTGCAGATAGGACATGGACAATACCTACACATGATGCAGTAACTATAGGCACAGCAAATGGTTTGAGTTTATCAGGCCAGGTTTTGTCATTAGCATTAGCTAGTACAAGTGCAACTGGTGCATTGAGTAGCACAGATTGGAATACATTTAACGGCAAACAAGCCACTATCACTTTAACTACTACAGGATCAAGTGGATCATCTACATTAGTGGGTGCTACATTAAACATACCTACATACACACTAGCAGGACTAGGTGGACAGCCTGCACTAAATGGCGCAGGCTTTGTGAAAATTTCAGGCACTACTATCAGCTATGACAATAGCACATATTTGACTACATCATCAGCTGCTAGTACATATCTACCATTGACAGGTGGCACACTTACAGGTGCATTGAATGGTACAAGTGCAGTTTTTTCAAGCACAGTTCAGGCATCAGCATACAGATTGACAGGCATGACTGCTGGATCAGGTGCTTTGTATTGGACATCTGACAGGGTAACTTTGGCAAATTACAATGCAACAGGCAAAGTACACATTGAAGCAAATGGAGGCACAGGTGTAGCTACTTTTGGAGGTGCTACATACAATAGTGACTTTGTAGGTACTGGTAGATTTACAGGTGATTTATATGCTGACACAGGAGTTTTTTCTTTAGGGTTATTTACAAGTGATGAAACAAAATGTGTAGTGCCAGGTGGTGTAAGTAGTTTATTGACTTTGAATTTAGCTGGTGTATTGACTGGTACAAGTGCTTTGTTTAGTTCAAGTGCTTTGCCTTTAACATTGTCAACAAGTGCAGGTAGGACAGATCAAGTAGTTTTAACGCAAGGATCAAGTTCACAAAAAAGTCACTTAGGTAATTTTTCAGGTAATACTTATTTATCAACGAATTGGTTTTTTAATAGTGGTGCATCATTTGATGATAATACTAAATTATCAGCAAGTATTGTATTAAATGGAGATGGATCTATTGATTTAAATAACAATAATATAGTCAATACAAATCCTACAACTAGCTTAAAACTGTCATCTACTGGTGCTGCTACATTCTCAAGTAGTGTAACGGCTACAACAGGTTTAACTGTTGGAAGCTTAGGCTCAGGAAGTGATGCAGTTATAACTTTAGCAACTAATGCAAGTGGCGCACCAAGAACAATATATTATAAAGCATCAAATGCTACTATAAATTTTACGGGTACAGGTGGAACTGATTTAATGACTTTATCAAATGGGGGTGCATTATTAATTTCTCAAACAACAGATAATGGGGATGGTAAACTTCAAATAACTACTACAGGAGGCAATGCAATTAAAGTAAGACAAAGTTCTGCTGGTGGATATGGACTTGAAATATTAGCAGCTAACAATTTTGGTACTTACTATTTTCAAAGCTTTACGGCTGGTACAACAGGAACAGGCGGTAGCATTACTTCAAATGGTGTTCTTGTTGCATTTAACACAACTTCCGATTATCGTTTAAAACAAGATTTTAAAGATTATAATGGG